GTGGGAGAGACCATAGAATCCACTGATGTTCTGTTTACAAATTGATTATATTGCGGAACAGAAACTTCAATAAAAGGTTCATTAGCTATAGTGGCCATATGATACTGTGTATCAAACCCAATACTATTTGAAGTAGAAGTTGAGGCATCCAATGCGGCAATGTCATAATCCGTAAATGTCGATATAGAAGCACTGAAATCCAAAAACCTTATTTCCGCCATTACAGTGGGACCTATATTGTAAGTACCCATATATGATGTTTTAAGTTTCAAGTTAGCTCCGCCTCTAGAATAGAGAAACATAGAGCACATTAAACCATAAAGATCAATGTATGGATAATCAAGTATAGATACGGCACCAATAGAATTATTAAAAGGTTGCCACGCGTATGGTAGTACATTAATCTTGTTTTCACCAAGATTAGGACTCACGGTGGGACCAGGAGAAATATTGCCATGACGCTTCATAAGAGACCTAAATGAAATTATCTTCTCTCCAACACATGCTTCAGCAAACATGATATTAGGTGGTTCAACATTGGAATTTCCAATGTTTACCACTTCAGATTGATTCGGTGGTGGACCTGAGTTTGTAATGGTCCTAGATTGTGGCACACAGAAATACGCTGGTGTAAGCTTCATGTTAGCTTGCGGAATAGCGAATTCTATGTCTGGTCCACAACTCATCTCTACAAGTATTTTTATAGATTGAGAAACTGTACTAGGTGCTATCAAGGGATCAACTACATATATGAATAAACCTCCGATTTTCCAATCTTTGAGGACACCGGTATTCTTATAAGGTGAAGTTGCAGTATACGGTACCGTAATGGTAAACGTATCACAAGTTCTGATGTCAATAATCTCCCTATGTAAATAGTCAGACGTAGTATAAGTAGCTCCAGCTGTTGTTGTTCTCCCTTCCTCAGGTGAGAAACAAACTGCTAGTCTTCCTGAATGAAATTCTGTTTTAACTACTTTGAATGTATACTGCATACTTCCTCTCCACATTCTAAATTGAGAAGCTACAAATTGACATGGAACCAGATCTTTAACAGATCTTCCATTGTCAATTCGAGTGTTTTGAAGAGCCGAAGGACTAACTTCCATTACTGCAAGCGCAAAACCTGAGGGCATCGTCGTAAACGTCTCCCA